ATGGTTGCGTTACTTAAACCAGGCACAAGTTGCTTTAGACCCTTGAACTGCCCTGATGTTGCTTTAATAATTGCGCTTACTGATGCCTCTAAATTGGCACCCGATGAAGCACTAACATCTAACGCGGTTTGCATCAAAGATTGCGCCGCGGAAATTGACCCAGTAGCGGCAGTCAATCTCGCCATCGCTGGCCTCAAATCATCATCAACAACTGAGAATTGCTTTTGAAGCGCCGTCACATAATTTTCTACCCCGGCAATTGCAGCATCACTAGCATCTGCAGTATTACGCAAAGAATTAGCAAGAAGCACCTGTGATTTTTGATCTGCTATTGCAGCTTGAACGGCATCCTTGCCAATTTTAATTGCAAATGCTGCGCCTGCTGCTGCTGCCAAACCAAATGCTTTTGTAGATTTTTTAGCAAAAGAATCAATGTTCTTGCCAAGTTTGGCAATGTCTTTTTGGGCAGCCTTTGAACCTTTGTCTGAATACTGAGTAAGGATGCGAGCTACAATTGCGCCAACTGCCATTTGTTATCCTCGCTCTTTGTTTAAGTATGCCTGCAATTGAGTTTTGGCATCATTAAGAGCCTGCTCAACATTTTTTTCAATTCTAGCTTTATCTTTATCAACAACGCGCCATACTACACGCGATGCTTTACCAAATCTGTTGCCTAAAGTACGCAGAAATTGAGCAGAACTACCGCCACCAGTGCCACCTTTAGTTTTACGGCCAGCAACTTCAAAGATTGAACCCGCTGCAGACTTATTGAGCAAGGCGCCTGCACTTGTGGTGTAATCGCCTCTAACTTTGCCTTCGGCTTTTGTTTTTGTAATCTTGCTTTTGACTTCGCCAGCGTTCCAACCTGGCCAACCAGCACCACCGCGAGTGCGACCTTTAGCAGCATCTGCCTTACGCCAGCCACTCATCGGCGGGTCCTCATCAATTAAACCTTTGGCATCACGCTCTGCGCCCGCAAGTTCACTATTGATAACTTTGTTAAAACGCCTGACTGCATTTTTATCAAATTCTTTCAATGCAGTAAGCGTTTCCTTAACGCCGTTAAGAACAATTACTTCATCAGCCATTAGATTTAGCTCGTTCCTTTAAGTAAATCGTCATTGCTTCAAAAATACCATCAGGGGCATCAAGTAATTCATTGGGTGAAATCCCAGTTTCGCAGGCCACCGCAGCAACCGTATAGATTAGGCTGTTGCGGTGGATTCGAAAGAACTATCAGCATCCAATTCGGCGCTGACAATTGAATCTAAATACTCTGGGCCAAAAAGTTTTACGGGTGTTCCACCGTTATTTTGAGCATCAACTTGCTGGCATTTCCAAGCCAACCAATAGATATGCTCTACTTTTTGTTGTTTCTAGCAACTTTGGCATACCTGCACCAAAGTTTTGTTCAAACGCAACAATTATGCGTGGTGTTAATTTGTATGACTTTTCAACACCATCAATTGTTTTTACCTTGACTGCTAATCCATCCATCTTTTCCCCCTTAGTTGATTATGGTGTTATTGTTTTTGTAATTTGACCTGAAATTGGCCAAGTTGCCGAAACCGTGGCAAGTTCGCCCACGGCGCCGGATACTGGTTGCCATTCGGCAACAAGCGCGTTGAAAGTATATTTAGGATTGCTTGCGCTGACTGTTGTGTTAACTGGGCGAATCTCCATTGCTGTAACTAAACCAACAGTTCCGTTTGTTGTTGTTGTACCATTGATCAATTCTTCAAGGGCATTGTCTGCATAATCTTGATTGAACTCGATTGTGATTGAGTTATCAGCAAGGCCAGCAACGCGGGTGCGAGCTGCGCCTGTAGTTGAAATTCCTGTAGTGTCAATAACATCATAACTCGTGCTTAAACTTACGGAAGTCACATATTGAGAGATGTCGTTGCTTGCAAACACCACATAAGCATTTGTTAAAATTAGGCGCGGCATTTAGGCAATTGCCTTTGTGATTGCGCCTGAGATTGGCCAAGTTGCACTAATTGTTGCCAATTCGCCAACGGCACCTGAGAGGGCTTGCCATTCTGAAACAACGGCTGAAAATGTGTAGCTAGGATTGCTCGCACCAACTACTGCTGATGTTGGCTTTACAACACAAGTTACATTTGTTCCAACAAGTGATGAACCAACTGCGTTAATTGTTACTTCAGGCGCAGATGTTGCAAAATCTTGATTAAACTCAAAGGTAACTGAATTGTCTTGCAAGCCGCTAATTCTAGTGCGTGCGCCAGCAGAGGACATCCCGGTAGTGTCAACCACATCTTCGCTTGTGCTAAGAGATACGCTTGTAATAAATTCGCTAAGATTTATGCCATTGATTACAACTGAGGCATCTGTCAATACGGTACGGGCCATTTATTTTGTTTCCTCTACTGTTGCTGGTTTAGTTGTTACGGTTTTCTTGAGATGTTCGCTTGCAACTAAAGCATCAATGTTCAACTCTAGTTCAAGTAATTCTTTTTCGGTAATTGATTCATTTTTTTTCTTTGCCTCGAAATTGTCCGAGATAACTGTGTAGCTCATTTTTCTCCTTATCCCCAAACGGTAATTCGGTAACGGTATGAAAGAAACTCAATATCCCCTGATGTGTAATTGCCCGCTTCGGCTGATGTAACACGCAAAGTGCTGCAAGCCCCACCAAGAGTTAGATCAGCTTCAATTGCTGCCTTGATTGAAAAATCCCCGCTGCCTGCAAGGTATTTGTCAAGTTCATTTTGACCTGAACGCTCTGTGAAGCGTTGAACCAAAACAACAACATCTAGGTTTGCCTGGTCAAGTCCACGGGCATTGTTTAAGTCAAATGTAAAGTCCAACTGGCCAACAATGGCTGCTGGTGCAACTGGCACTGTAGGGATTAACTCGTAAGTACGCATCCCTTTGATTGCCTCTAGGTTGGCTTTTAAGCCGTTTCTAACCTCACTTGGTAACATTAGACCGCCAAGCCGTTGTTCTTGCGTAGAGGGCGCAGGAGTGCCTCTACATCGGCATCTAACTTGGCAGCCAAACGCACTGTTCCTAAATCTGTATTACCAGCAATTCCAAATGGTGACTGGTTACGCAGGAACAGGCGAGAGGCTTGAATCTTTGCTGCGGTTTTTACTTCGTATGGCACCGCTGACCATCCAAAAACGCCCTTAACGCGTATGGATTGAGGCAAGTTAAATGGGAAAACATAAGAGCCAACTGCTAACAAGCGCGACATTGGCCACCCGCGAGAAGGGTTGTTGACAGGTTCAAACATTGAATCGTCTGCAGCCCAAACGGTGCCGTATGTGCGGTCAAAATTATCATCGGTTGCGATTTCGCTGATGCTAATAAAATCATCAACAGGTTGAATGTAATAATCGGTTGGCGTGTAATAACGGGTTGCTGGCAATAATTCAGTGCCATCCTTGTAAAAGAAACGGCCACAATAATCATCTATTTGGCGTGAAGCGGTAGCAATCGCCATTTCAAGAGCTGCGTTATCAATTGAATCTTCAAGATTGAGTGCATCCTTAACTTCATTCAGGGTTACATACCCGTTAGTGATCGCCACGCGTGGTTCTCGTTTCTACTTTGGGAAGCATTGCGCGTTCCAATTGTGGAACTGCGGTAGCGGTTTCCTTTAATTTTACCTTAATTCTTAAAATTCTTTTTATGCGTTCCATATATTGTGCTGCCTATCATCTAACCAATAACTCTTTGAGTGAGGCAGTATCGCGCCTGTGTTTACATAGATTGGAAAACCAAGTGAACGAACACGGCGGCAAAATTGTAAATCCTCGCCAATCCATTCACCGTTGATAGGTCCATCCCAAAACCAACACCAATCCTGCCCTTGGTGCGGGTCGGCATCTGCTCTGATTGCTTCCAACACGCTGCGGTGGATTAGTAAACATCCAGTGCCTGCGGCATCTATTTGGAAAACTGAATTTTTATCGTACTTGTTAAGTGGCAAAAAGCCTTCAGGAGCATCTTGAAAAATTGTTGGCACTGGTTGCGGGTATGGATAACCTGTTTCAAAACTAGCAAATACCAACCCTGCTACAACTGGGCGTTCTTTATCGTGTGCCGTTTCAACTAACTTATCAAATGCTTCAACAGATAATTGCTCATCTGAATCCATCATTAGTAACCAATCGGATTTAGTTTCCAAGAATTGCTTAACTAACCGATTGCGTTGCTTTGAAAGTAAACCTGAACCCTTGATTCGAATGAATGGGCCAAGGCGTGCTGATCGTGATTGAGCAACTTGAATTAAACTAAATGCAAACCCGCCGTTAACTGTTCCTGGGTCGCAACTGCCGATTGAAACTTTATGTGCTGATTTCATAGATTCCCCCGAATCATTTAAGAAGTAAGAGGCGGGTTAGCCGGGGGAGAAAAACCCGCCTCTTACAATTTGTTAACTTTCAGATTAGAAAGTTGGAGCTACTAAACCAGTGCCTGAAATAATTGAGGCAGCTAGTGGGTAACGCTCTGCAGAGAAAGCACCAAATCCGTAAACAACAGACTTGATTGTGAGTGATGAAGCACCAGTTGCATCAAATGACAATGCGAATGGTGAACCTGGTTGCTCCCAAAGGTGCATTTCAGGTGCTGCTACGCAATAGATTTCATCCTGATTTGTTGCTGCACCGTAAGTGGTTCCAACATTTGCATCAGAGATGATTGGCAAACCAAGCATTTGATAGCCAGTGTTTGCGTATGCTGCAACGCCTGCGCCTACACCTGATGCGTTCATTGGACCGTTAGCAGTTGGAACTACTAATGGACGGCCTGAAGTATCAACTGCTGCTAACAAGAATGCTAGACGGCGTGGGTGCATAATCCAGTGTGTAGGTGTTTCAAACACATTTGACTGAATTTGCTGAATTGCATCAGCTAGTTTTGGATATAGCAACGCAACTGTTGGTGTTGTTGCTGTGAATGTGATTGCGTTTCCACCTGAAGCGCGGATTCCCTTGAACTGGCCGTTTGAGCCTGTTCCGTTTAGAACCTGAGCATCAACTGTTGTGTGCCAAGAACGGATTAGGTCAGCAACAACGAATGTGTCAATGCCTGTTCCGCGCTCAATCGCCTGTCGAGATAAATCCTGTTGTCCGGCGATGGTGCGTACCGGAATGCTGAGCAATGTATCATCGGCATCAGTTTCTGAAACTGCAGTGTTCTGAGTTTCTTGAACTGCTGTTGATGTGCCTGTTGTCATACGGCTAATTTCTAGCGACATACCGGCAGTTGGAAGTGTGTGCTTTGCAGTTGCGAAATCTGCAGTTGGTCGGCCAGCGCGTGCGAATGGTGCTGCAAGGTCAACTAGGTATTGAGGAACAACTAAACCAGCGAAGTTTGATGTACCAACATCACGGCGCTCAATTGATTCTTCTTTTGTGTGGCGAGCAAGGCGCTCTTGTGCGTTGTAATCTCCACGAACCTGTGCGTTGAAAACATCCTTTACGAATGAAACTTCAGCTTCAGGTG